CATCATCACCGTGCAGTAAAGAGTAGTACCGGGCGGCCCTGGCAGCGGGGCCGTCTTTCATCAACCAACCGCGAGAAATCATCATGACACCAAACGACATCATCGCTGCCCTGCTGGACGTTGCGAGTGCAGCGTACGGCGTGACCGCAATGCGCTCGAACCGCAGTGAATGCGCCGAGTACGAGAACAAGCTGGAAACGGCGCTCGACGAATTGAACAAACTGCCGCAGCCGGCCAACCAGCCGCCGCTCACGCCGAGCGCGAAGGCCAGGCACTACATGCAGTCGTTCCTGCAAGGCGCGCCCGTCAGGATCGGCAGCGAGGAATTCACCGCCGCACTTATCCTGTCCGGCCTGAACGAGAACGTGGACAAGCCGCGCCCGCGTGGATTCGGTAATCCGACCGCAGCGGAGATTAACGACATTACGATGGACACGCTCGGCAAATGGCCGTCGTTCGAGGCGCAGTCGTGGGCCTGCAAGGTCGTCACCGCCGTCGCCGAGAAGCTGCGCAGCCAGGACATCGCCGCCGCGCGCGACAAGCTGCTGGCCGACACCGCAGGCGAAGCGCACCGCATCTGGAACGACGCCGAACTGCTGGCGAGCCTGCGCCGGCTGTGCGGGTACGTCGAGAACGGCAGCAGCGAGAGCATCGGGATCAGCCAGGACGACGCGACCGGCGAATGGGTCCTGCGCATCGGCCCGAGCATGTCGCCGCGCGTGCGCCACTTCCACGCTCGCAGCTTCCACCAGGTGATCCGCCTGGCCGCCGACGACATGCTGGAAAACGAGATGTGCAAGTTCTGCGGCTTCGAGGTGGAATTCCCATGCGACGAACCGCCGCCCGACATTTGCAGCGCCGCGATCCGCGCAGCAGAGAAGCAGAAGCGCGTGAAGCCTGACGTGAAGGTGACGGCCGACGTGACGCAAGCCGTCGCCGCATTCGACGCGGCGAGCGATGCGCTCAAGGCCGGCGCTCGCGAAGTCATGAAGCAAACGCTCATCCAGTTGAAGGATCAGGTCGACTCGGTTACAGCGAAGCGGATCATCGCGAAGGTCGGCGGCGTGCGCTTGATGGCCGACATCCCCGACAACCTGGTGAACGCCGTGACCATCGCAGCGCGTGACCGCATGGCGCTCGAACGCCGCCTCGCAGAACTGCGCGCCGCTGGCGACTTCGCTGGTGTGGAATCGCTGCTGCGTGGGACCGAAGAGAAGGCCGTCGCTGCCGCGTCGATGGCGCGCGAGCAAGGCGGCGTCGAGAAGCAGATGCAGGACCGCATCGCGGAAGTGCCGCTGTTCGCACCGAGCGCAGCGCCGTCGTTCCCGCTGCCAGTGCCGCGCGAGCGCCCCGAGGATTACATTCCCGGCGAAGAGACGTTCCCGCCTGCCGAGGAACTGAAAGGCCAGGGCGGCGAGTTCGACGGCGGCGGCGCATCGGGAGACTTCCAATGATCGTCAGCGCTATCCATCGTCCACCGCACGGCGCGACCGTCGTGAAGACCCGCGACACGATCCCGCCGATCACCGATCCGCTCGGCCGCCACTGGCAGCAACCGGACCTCACGAACCTGGACATCTCGAACGACGTGGTGGAACTGACGCAGCGCGAGTTCGACGGCCTGCTGGAATATTCGACCACGCTGCCGAGCGGCGTGTATCCGGGGAAGTGCTGGAAGGCCGAAGGCATGGAATGGCCGCGAGGCGGCGGGTTCCCGAAGGCCACCGGCATCTGGTATCTGCGGTGGTTCGGCGAATGCGACGACCCGAAGAAGTGCAGCAACAACCAGCGAGAAATCCGATTCATCAACGAACGAAAGGAAGCAGCATGAACTTCACGAACAACACCGTCAACGTCTTGATGCTCGGCGGCCCCGTCGACGGCCAGATGTATTGCGTCGGCGCGCGCGAGCGCGTGATCCGCGTGCCGGTCATGAAAGAGATGTCGGCCACCGCAGGACTGACGCGGCCGAACTCGCCGACAAACGTTGCGGAGCACATCTACACCATCGACTGCATCGTCGACGTGACGAGCGTGCACCGCGTCGGCAAGCTGGACCTCAACATGTGCGCGGTGCGCGCGCTCGTCGGCGCGTATCGCCGCAAGGTGCCGCACATCACGGAAGGCAGCATCGCGGAGAACATGATCCTGCTGCTCGGCGGCGACGCTGACGGGAGCCGCGTGCTCATGGTCGACGGCCACAGCACGTACCGCCTGTACAACGACCAGTACCAGGTCATCCGCCTGACCGGCACCGACCGCAAGTCGTACCGCGTGGGCGTGCTCGACGCGATGGCCGTGGACCCTGTTGCGCTGCTGATCGAGGGATACCGCAAATGAGAGATGTGATCCACCGGCCGCCACCGCCGCAGCCGCACCATCCGCGCAAGATATTCCAGATCGCGGCGGCCACGGAAGCATCGGGCGGCGACGCGCAACTGTACGCGCTGTGCGGTGACGGCACGGCCTGGCAACTCGTGAACGGCACCTGGCATCAGTTGCCGGAAATTCCTCAACCTGACGACGGAGAATGCCCGCGATGATTGGCAAACTCATTGGCCGCATCCTGCGCCGGCCGCACGTCCGCGACAAGCTGATCGAGATCGCGAAGCGCACGCCGGACTATCACATCGTCGGCGATGACGGTAGCACGTACATGGCGCGCTACTGGCTGTTCAATCCCATCGCCGGCCAGAAGCGCAAGTATCCGCTGATCCCGTTCTCGATCCGCATCCATCACATCATTCGCGCCGACCGGGACCGGCACCTGCACGATCATCCGTGGTCCGCGCGCACCTGGATTCTCGACGGCTGGTACATCGAAGGCCGCGACGAATGGGTCGACGAAATCCTCGAAGACGAAGGTGAATGCTTCCACAAGAAGACGGTGTGGTATCGCCGCGCACCAGGCGACACGGCGCGCCTCGGCTTCAAGCAGTATCACCGCATCGCGCAGGTGGCGGACGGCGGCGCGTGGACGCTGTTCGTGTTCGGCCGCTACCGTGGCACCTGGGGATTCCTGGTCGACGGCCAGAAGGTCGGCTTCCGGCAGTACGAGATGCGGAAGAAGTGCGAGGCCGTGCAGCACAGCGACCAGGTGCTTTGCCGGCGCTGCGGCATTGGGTGGGATGTGAACGATCCGTGCAGGCCAGATTGCCAACCCATCGAATTGTGAAAGGAATGTTAAAGATGCAGGTGCGGTTAAACTACGAATCGAAAAAGTCCAAAGAGGTGATCGCGCAGGTCCTCGCGTTCCTTCTCGGACGACCGCTTGCAGGTGCAACGCAGAAGCAAATCGAATCGATGTTGAAGGTCAGCCACGGCACGGCCAACCGCTTCATTCAGCATCTCGTGAACACCAACCAGATGCACGTCGCTCGCAAAGCCAGGGCCACGAATCGGGGCCACCTGCCGGCGATCTACAAGTACGGCCCGCGCATCGAGACTCGCTTCTCGGGGCGCACGGTTTATCAGGATTTACCGCTTAACTTTTTTGGGAGAAAACGACCTATGAACAACGTCGCACAAGAGCAACCGAAGCAGATCATGACCGACTGGTATGACGGCAGCGTCTTCGCACCTGGCGTCGCCGGCCCGTTCCAGTGCACCATCCTGGACAACCGGCCCGCCGAGGAAACCATGCACATGCGCTGGTGGAACGGCACGCAGTGGTCCTATCCGCTGCAACCCGAGCACGAGGATGGCAAGGGCGGCTACTACGCACCGGCCGCCGATTACTTCATGTCCGACACCGACGTTCGCCCGTCGTTCGCGTGGCGGGGATTCTGCCAGGACCAGGACGAGTTGTAATTCGTTTGACAGGGAATTTCCTTGTCACTATACTTTCACTATTCCAACCACCAAGGGATACGCAATGAAAAACAAGAGCGTAAAGGGACTCGCGAATATCGCGCAGCTTCTCAATCGCGGCGACCTCGCCGCAGCGCCGGCAGCACCGAAACGCGAACGCCGTGACACGAACGAAATCTCGACCAAGACAGCGGAGAAGCTGCATGCGGCAATCGGACACCTCGCATCCGACTCGCAGATGGTCCTCGTTCAAACGTACGTCAAGGCAGCACTGCGCGATGCGTACAACCTCGGCCACGCCGACGCCCTGGACCAGAACAGCCAGGTCGAGCGCCTGCTGGAAAAGCAGTACCAGAAGCGCACGGAAGTCACGATGCCGGCCGTCGTCGCGGGCGTGATGGAGCAATTGGGCCTGTCGTCGATGACGCTGGACCTGGCGCACCTCGCCACCGTGTTCGAGCGCAACCAGATCAGCTACGTGTTCAATGACGACACGAACGTCATGGAATACACGATGCGGCCTGCCGGTGTCGACGCATGAACGCCCTGACCTGGTTCCTGTCGACCCTGGCCGTCCTGGGCGCGTGCGCGCTGGCGATCCTGCTGGAACGCGGCATCGACGAACTGTTCGGACAACATGGAGAATTAGATGACATCAACTGAAAAGCCGAACGCTGACGAATCCGTCGTGTTCCCGAAAGACCATCTCGGCAATCCGCCTATCGCATGGATCGTCGAACCGAAGGACCGCAAGGTGAAGCCGTACCTGACGCTGAAAGCCGACGTTGCGATGAAGCGCTATCGTGCCGGCGACTTCGTGGCCCCGTACCACACGCAGCACGAGATCGAGACGGAGGACGAACTGTGAAAGCCATCAAAACGATCAAGGCGTTCATCCCGTACGCGATCAACGATGAGTTGTGGGCCTGGTGCCGGAAGGCCGTGCGCAGCCCGGACGCGGCGCGCAAGGTCGTCGACCTGTTCATCGCGAAGGACCCGGACGATCACGAGTGGAACAGCATGGGCCTGGTCGAGCCGATGGCCGGCGAAGCCCTGGTTCACGACCTGGACGGCGCGGCCTACATGCTCATGTACCAGATCGCCGAGCGCAAGCTGCCGGCATCCGTGCGCGACGAGAAAATACACGAGCGCTACAAGGAACTGTCGGAGCGCGAAGGCCGGCCGCTGAACAAGAAAGAGTTCGCGCAGTTGAAGGAAGACGTGGAATCGCAACTGCTGCCGCAAGCGTTCATCGTGCGCAAGTTCATCCCGGCCCTGGTCACGAAGGACACGCTGCTGGTGTGCACGTCGAGCGTGTCGCAATGCGAGAAAATCCTGGCGAAGCTGGTCCGCCTGTGCGAAGTGCGTAAGGTGAAGTTGGAGATCAGCGGCGGCAACTACGAGATGTCGCCTGGTGCTTTGCTCGGCCAGATCGCGCGCGACGGCATCTTCGACCTGGACTACGACCGCGACCAACTCGATTGCGCGCTGCACTCCGGGAAGTCGGCCAAGTTCAAAGGCGAGGACAAGCGGACCATCACCGTGAAGGATCGCGATCTGCTGTCGGACGAACTCAAGAAGATCACGACGGACACGACGTACGCGGTGACGGAACTGCGCATCCACCTGGAAAACCAGGGCGATGAGGTCAGCGAGTTCACCCTGACGGACAAGATGATTTTCAAGGGTTTCAAGCTGACGGACGTGAGCCTGGCCGGCATCGGCAACGACACCGACGATCTGCACGCGACGTACTGGCTGCTGGCGAAGGAAATGCTGCGCGCCCTGAACGCCGTGACGTGGGCGCTCGGCGAGGGTGATGCCGATGCCGCTGCCGACGACGAAGAACTTTAATCTGTACCTGGGGAAGAAATTTATGCCGCGAGAAAAAACAGGTCAGGCGCAGGTGAAGGTCCTGGTCGACAGGTTCGTCCGTATGCTGCCCGGCCAGTCCTTCTTCATTCCTGACGTGACGCGAATGGACGTGGAATTCTTGCGTCGCCCCATCGTGCGCATCGGGTGCGGCATCAAGATTCTGGAAGTCGAACAGGACGAAATCTACCAGTCGCCAGGCGTGCGCATCTGGCGCGAGGAAGGACCGTATGACGAACTCTAAGACCAGCAGCACGGCGGACATCCCGCGCGGATCGCAGCCGGTGCCGCGTGAAGTCGGCGACGCGTTCCAGAACTTGTGCGAGGTGTGCCGTGCCAACCGCGTGCCGATGGAAGCCGCGATCCGGCATGCCCTGGCATACAAGAACATGTTCCACGACATGCAGGATAATTGGCACGAGGCGCAGGCGGAAATCTGCCGGCGCGGCGAGACGATCAAGCGGCAGCGCGAGATCATCCGCAACCTCGAACAGAGACTCGGCATCGACGACGAACTGTAAATCCGAAGACACGGCGGAACCGTGTCACCAACTTTTCATAACGAAGGAACTGCCCCATCATGGCAACGAAGAAAACCACGAAGCAGCAAATCGCAGATGCAACCAAGCCGGTCATCGGTATGACGCCGCGCCGCGCGAGCAAGGCCGAATTGAAGGTCGACGCGAAGCGCCCGTCCACGAAGGCCGCGAAGGAACGCACCGATGCTGTCGCCGTCGCCGGCAAGGCGCTCGCCGCTGCCGCCACGCCGAAGCGCAGCGACCCGAGCCTGCCGGGCGTGCCGGTCGTGAAGGTCCGCACCCTCGGCGATCTGCGCAAGGCGATCCTGGACTTTCCTGTCTCGAACACGTTCACCACCGACCAGAAATTCGGCGTCGACCTGATCCACATCCAGAACATCCGGGGCCGCACCGTGGCGCAAGTCCAGGTCGAGAAGAAGGCGAAGAAGTAATCCATCAACCCGGCCGGCCGCGTGCCGGCCACATCGGAGAATCGCATGGCATCGTTCTACAAACTGATCGGCGTAGTTCTCTCTGTATGGCTCGGCCTATTCCTGGTCGTGATGGGCGCGGCGACCACCGGCTTCGCGGTCGTCTTCATCACCCTGACCCTCGGCGTCGCGCTTCTGCTCGGCGGCATCTGGCTCGCGCTGTACCTGCTGCGCCGCGACGCGCATTTCGATCTGCACCTGCCGCTGCTCGGTCTGATCGTCTTCGGCGGCGCTGGCGTCGTGATCTTTGCATACTGGCTCTTGCGAGCCGTCTAATCGGAGCACCACATGAATAAAAACGAAGTCACCCTCGTCGAGCGCATCACGCGCGGCGAGATGATGGGCGAACAGAACACCACCGGCAACGTCGTCAGCGCGGCGTTCAGCGTGAAGAAGCGGCTGCGCCAGCGCGGCATCCCGGCCATCGGCACGCTCGGCCTGGTCGCCGTGGAATGGGGCACGCTGACCATCGAGTTCGAGGCCGGCGAAGGCCAGTACAACGACGCCTGGGTCTACACCTGGACGGGCCGCCCGGTGCCGGCCGGCGTCGACCTGGTTGCGCTGGCGAGCAATGGCCGCGCCCTGGTCATCGACATGCCGCTGGCCGCTGTGCTGACCGCCGACGACGAACTGTGAAAGGAAATACCGTGTCAACGAATTTGCAAACCATCACCGCGACCTACACCCGCGACCAATTCACGCGCGGCGGCAAGTCCGAGCACTCGGGCCTGGACACGAAAGCCGGCGAACACATCTCGGCCGATCTGCTGCGTCGCGGCGTGCCAGTCATCAGCCACATCGGCGTGCTCGCCGTCGAGTGGGGCAAGCTGACCATCGCGCACGACGAAGGATTGGACGGCGACGAGTGGACCTTCACCTGGACGGGCAAGCCGGTGCCGCAGGAATTCGTGCGTCGCATGAATGGTCCGAACGGCCGGCCTGTCCTGGCGTATCCTTTGGAGGCGCGCATCGCCACGCACAACGCCGCCGAAGGTGTAGCGGCCAACGTGGACGATGATGACCTGTAAATGACACCACAAGGAGAAACCATGTCGAACGATTTACGCACACCGACCGAACCGATGCGCGATCTGGACTGGTACGCCAAGACGTTCGGCGTGCCGGTTGAACAGATTCGCAAGGACCTCGGACTGCCGCCCGACGATGACATCCGCCGCAACAGCATCGGCTGCGCTGCATTGGACGACATCATCTCGCACAGTAAGGAACTGCAATCGGCCATGAAGGCGCGCATCCGCCTGGCGCAGTCGGAGGATCGCAACGCCGTCGAGGCCATGAACCAGCTAGGCGAAGAGTGGCAAGGCCCGCGCGACGCCTACGAGTCGTTCTGGAAGCGCGAGAGCACCGTGCTCGACCGCATCATCCACCAGGCCCGCTTCGCACGAGGACACCAGACATCATGAGCATCCATCTCGAACAGATCACGCGCGCCGCCCTGCGCGCCCTCGGCGGCAGCGATTTTCAGTACGCTTGGGATGGGAGCATCGGCGGCATCGTCGAGGTGAAGGACGGCGCGCCTACGGGCGTTTCGTTCGCGCCGCTGCGCGATCCTGGCGACGCGTTCCAGGTGGAAGCGCTGCTGCGCCTGGACGTGACGTACGAGCGCAACGACAAGCATGTGCAACTGGCCGTGCGTTGCCCGATCAAGTCCGGCCAGATGACGTACATGACGCTGCTGGACCCGAAGGCGCACAAGGAAGTCGCCCTGGTCGAACGGATGCGCGCCGTCACGCAATTCGCGGCGCTGCTGGACAACCTCGGACTCACGGAGGACTGACATGCCGTACGTCGAGAAACCGAAGCTGCGCGAGTGCGAATTGCGCCGCGAGGAAGTGCTGGAAGCCGAGAAGGGCGCAACGGCATTCGTCGGCACGGCGATGGCAATGAAGATCGCGGGCGAAGAGGTGATCGTGACCGGCCGCAATATCGCATCACTGCTGATCGTATTCAATTATGTCGAGGCGAAGCGCGCCGAGGGTCACGCCTGGTTGATGAAGACCTTGCGCACCGACGCGTGCCCGGAAGTAGCAATCATGTCGAAGAACACCTTGACGTTCGACGACGAACTCTAACCTGAAAGGAACTCTCATCATGGCAACCGCAAACCAAACCAGCACCACCGCACGCCGCCGCAAGCCAGGCCCGAAGCCGAAGGTCCAGGCCGACGGTGAAGACACCGGCAGCGTCGCACAGCCGGCCGCGCCGAAGCCCCCGCGTTTCAAGTACGACTTGAAGAACACCGTGACCATCACGGCCAGTAAGGAAGTCGGCCAGGTGCGCGCCCGCGCCGAGTGGGCAACGGGGAACGTCAGCTACTTCGTCGCCTACACCTCGAAGACAGGCGAGTACCGCGAAGCCTGGATCGACGAAGACTTGCTGACCGGCTTCGTCGAGCGCCGCGCCCGCAAATAACTCGCGGAAATAAAAAAGGCCGGCAAGGGTTTCCCCAAGCCGGCCAATTCGCGAGTACGCCTTCTCATCATGCAGCGGGACCGATTATACACGGCGCACAAGAGATAGTGTCACCCCCTTTCCCGTTGAACCTGTTTCCATCGTATCACCTCACCAGCCGCACAGCTTACGGCCCGTCAGATTGTGCTGCAAAATCTGCCTCGCCGTTTCGTCGCTGATCGTGTCCGCCTTCGAGATGTAGATCGGCTTTGCGGTCGCGCAGAAATCAGGTGCGGTCGCCGCTATCGCCTTTTGTGTCGGCGTCAGGGGCGGCCGGGTGATCGTCCCGCATCCAGTCGCGACGAAGCTGGTCAGCAGCACCGCCAGTAGGCAGCTTGCGCGCATCAATTTCAGCATCGTGAACCTCCTTCGCGCCGGCCGCAGAGCGCAGCGCATCGTTGTAGTTGGCCTTCTTCTCAGCCGCCTTTTTGGAAGCGCGGCCACCCATGACGTAAGCACCGACCAGGACCAGCAGAACGGCCCATGCGGTAAGCGCCCACGCCTTCAACTTTTCGGTGATGAGGAACATTTACGCCACCACGCCGTGTTGGTGTTTCTTGATCTGCGAATACGCGATCACGAGCGCGAAGCCGATGGTGATGACGCCGATGATGACGCTCACCCAATTGCCCGACGTGAGGTGTTCCTGCTGCGAGTTGAACGCGCTGACGATCTGCGGTGCCACGTCCGCGATCTGCGCGACGCCGACAGCAGCGGTGCCAGTGGCCGCCACGGTTTCCTTCGTGACCGGCACAGCGGCGACGACGGCGGCAGGCTTCACCACGCCCGCGCGCTGCAACGCGGTGTCGATGGTGGCGTCGTCGTACCAGGTGTTCGGCGTCGACAGCGGGCCGCGTCCGTTCTCGTGGCGGATGATCGCTTCGACGATGGGGCGCAGGTGCGCGTACGTGTGCAGGTCGAGAACCTGGCCGAGTCCGAGGCCGGTTGCGCGCGAGACGGATTCAGCGTACGCGTTCGTGTCGTTCTCGTTCTTCGGTGCCCAGCGGTTGATGATGCCGCTGATCGAGCGCAGGCTGTATTTGTCCTGGTAGTTGATGAGGATGACGGCCAGGGCGCGAATGCCCCAGGTCGGGTCCTTGAATTGCGCGAAGCGCGGGTCGACGGTTTGCGGCTTCGGGTCGAGTCCCTGCCACTTGTCGTTGCCCTTCTCGATGTTGCCGGGATTGTTATTGCGGATGCCGCGAGGTTGCGTGCTCATTGGTCTTTGCTCCATTCACGAAGTTGACGTTGCTGGGATGGCGACGGGCGCGGTGCGAAGATCAACTGGTTCAGCATTCCTTTGATCTCGGCGATGTCGCCCTTCACGTCGGTACGCAATGCGGCATTTGAATTCGCCTGGTCGATACGCAGCGCCGCAACTGCTGCTTCATTCTTTTCAACCCTCTGCTGCAAAACAGACACGGCAAAGTCTGTCGCCATCTGGCGCTTGTCGAGGTTGTAATACAGTCCGACGCCGGTTGCGGAGATCGTGACCACGAGGGTCGCGAGCGTAATCAGTGTCGGAATATTAAGGGTCAGGTCTACGCGCATTCGAGGTGCCCGTCGATCCAGCCCGACAATGCGCGCGTCGGCTGCGGGCGATGCGGTCGTTTGTTCATTTGCCGTTTCCATTCTTATTCCTCATGTTCGAGATAAAGGCAGGTTGAAAAAATAAAGCCGGGAGCGATTATACCCCCGGCTTTCTTTACGACATCGAAACCGTGACAATTGGTCTAGGACCTGTTCGTCGCGGAATTCCGACAAGTGTTGGATCGCGAATAAGCGCGAATTCCAGCACGGACGACACTGCTATCTCGGACATTCCGAAGTTCCCCTGCATCGATGGGTCACGCACGGCCACAGCAGCCCCTACAAGCGACGATTGGACTGCGGACGCGGGAATCATCGGGTTCGGGAATTGCGCGTCTCCTACGGCCGCCAATTCGGCCACGCTGCGGGCCTGCACTGCGGACTGCGGGATCATCGAATTCGGGAACGTCGAATCACCGAGCGCGACAGCTTCGACCAGGCCGGCCACCTCGGCGTCCGCCTGTGCCATGTCGGCCGGTGGGAACGCGTCGCCAACCACCACGCGCTCGAACACCTCGAACGCCCTGATCTCGGACACCGGCACGGTCGCATCGACCCATCCGCTGTTGTCACCGACGACAACCTGGCCGGCCACCTGGATCGCGGTCGCGGCGCTCACTGGCCCCCAATCCGAATCGCCGATCACCGCCTGCTCGGCAACCTGGCCTACGTCCTGTTCAGGGATGACGGGCGGCGGATAGTCCGGTGCCGGGAACGTGTCACCGACCACGGCCTGCTCGACCAGGTTGAACACGTAGCGCGACTGCGTGCTGATCGTGCCGGGCGGGATCGTGTCGCGATGCAGCAGTGACAGCATCGACAGCGTTGCCGCGTGCCGGCCGATTGCAGGATCGATCACATCCCACGGCTTCGGCGTCGTGCGGCCGAGCGTGAACGTCAGGCGCAGCACCGAGGCGTAGAGCGGCGAACGGCGCTTGACCGACGAGTCGAGGCGCTGCTGCACAACCTGCTCGCGTAGCGTGCGGGAATGGCGGCCCATCGCGTAAGCCGGCGCGTACGTCTCGCGGTGAAGGACCGCCAGTTCCACCGAAGCGGCAACGCTGGTAGTCGAGCGGTTCGTCAGCACGTCGCGCGGCGTCACGGTCTGCTGCACCAGGCCGGCCGCGATGTCATCGCCGTGCGGCGGCACTGGTAGATCGCGGCGACGCACCGCCTGCTGCGTGAGTTCGACCACGTTCTCGCCGCTGTTCGGCGGCACCACGTCGCGGCGCTGCACGACCATCTCGGTCAGGAAGGCGTCGTCGATGGGTGAATGCGGTGCCGGCTTGCCGCTGGCCTGGACGGTCTGTTCGACTAGCGTGAACGCGTCTGCCTCGGTAGTGATGACCACGACCGTCTGCGCGCGCGAAGCGATGAACTGCTGCACGAGCGTGGCCGCCGTGATCGTAGTGCGCGCCAGGTTCGGTGCCAGCGTGTTGCGATGCTGGACCACCTGCTGCCGCTGGCCGGTGATGCGAATCTCGGACACCGCGACGTACACGATGCCGCGAGACTGCACGACGAGTTCGCGGTAGACGCCGACATAATCGTTACTCTTGACTGTCGGCGCGCCCGGCGTGATGCGATGCGAGATCACCTGCATGCGCAGCGTGGCCGCGTAATCGACGCTGCGTGCCCACGAGCGCGTGACCGGAACCACGGCCAACTCGCGATAGCTCGCCACGTACCGCGTCGAATGCACGGTCGACGGCAAGGCCATCGCCGGCCGCAACTGCACGGCCGACTGGCGGTAGCTCTTAATCATGCGCGCCACCGACAGCGACTCGTTCGTCCGGCTTTGCAGCACTTCGCGCGAAGCGTGCATGGCGCGGTACGGCGGCTCCTTGATGAGCGTTTCGCGCGTCAGGCTCGCAATCTCGGCGTAGATGTTTTTACCGAACTGGTTGCCGGTCAAGACATCGCGGCTGGCGTGCAGCACGTCCGCATACCAGTCGTGCCCGACACGCGTGCCGGACAGGACTTCACGAGTGACCCCACCACCAACGCTTGCCACAAAGTCGACGCCGGTTCTGTCACCAGTAAGCGTCTCTCGTGTTACGGGAGTTACGTTAGTTTGAGCCACGGTTCACCATCACGAGGTAACGCGCATGCCGAACTTCGCAGCGGCGGCTTCGGCGGGCGTCCACGCGGTTCCGGTGTCCGGGTTCGTTGTGGCAGCGTTGTAGGCCATCGTGTAGCCGGCCAGCGGTACGAGCGGAGTGTCGATCTGCGCGGACGTGTAGGCCATCAGCAGGCCGCTCTGTCCGACGATGAACCAGTCGCCGTTCGGCAGAACGCACGCACCGTACATTTCGTTGGCGTACGACTGAGCGCGGCGGAAGTTCGCACCACCGTCGTTCGTCGTGACGGCGGCGTTCGGCGCTTTGTGGAAAAGCATGATGGCATTGATCGGATCGCCGAACGCAAATGAGATCACGCCCTGCGTCGATCCGTTCGTGTTGTATGACGGCGATGACCATGCGATGCCGTCCTGCGAGCGCCGGATGTAGTTCGCCGTCGTAGTGTTTTGCATCACAATCGTGAACCAGGTTCCGTCGAACGCCATCTGCGAAACGCCGATGCCGGCGCTCATTGATGTCGCAACGCCGGTGGCGCGAAGAGTCCACGTAGCACCGCCGTCGTCACTGGTGATAGCGTTAGTCGATGCGCCGATTGAAGCGACAACGCGGTTGAGCGTCGGGTGGTAGTGCATCGTTTGAAAGCCGGCAGTGAAGGGTGCGAGCAACGTCCAGTTTGCGGCCACGGTGGGATCGGCCGAGCCAAGGCAGCGATAGACGCGACCGTTCGCGCAGCCGATCAATGTGGTGTTGTCCGGCAGGACAAGCATGCACTGCGGGATGTAGCCTGTCGTCGTGAAGGACGTGGCGGCACCAGGAATGTCGGAACCGGCCGGGATGATCTGGAACTTGTAATCGCTGCGGGCAACGATGCCAACGCCGTTCGAGCGGAACCCAATAATTGCTGTTGCAGCGCCGCCTTCGTCCTGAATCTGCGTCCACTGCAAGTTGTTCGCATCGGCAGCGGCGTTGCTCGCGAAGACTGCGTTGCCGACGCCGGAAGCGAACACCTTGCCGTCAGTCGGCCGGCGCGCGACGCTGTACATGTTGCGCGTGCCGAACGGCGATGTGAGCGACACCAGGCTACGCGGGCGCGGGTCCTCTTTCTCGGCACCAGCGGCCGACACGATCAGCGGACGCACGGTGTGCGGATTCGATTCGAGGTTCGACACCAGCACTTTCGTCGCCACCGCGTGAATAAGCGCGCCGCTCGACGTGGCCGTATCCGTGGTCGTCGCGTACACGTCCTTGTCGCCGGCCGTCGATGATTGCAGCGTCCAGGTCGGAGCGTCCACCAGGTCTTGTCCGGCCACCGCTGCGTTGCTCGGCGCGTCGACGGGGCGCACGAAGTTCGTGGACACGTCGGTGTTCGGGCGGACGCCGATAACGCGCGTGGTCGGCCCGAGTCGCACGTTCGGCGCTTGCGCATCTTCCGTCAGGTTGTACCAGTTCGAGATCGCCCAGCGGCCGGCCGCACCCTGCATGAAGGTTGCCGGCGCTGCCGGATTGTTCTGGTAGTAGATGAAGCCGATGGACTCGGTGGGAATGGACACCGCGCTTTGCAGCACGAGCACGTCGTCGATCCAGACTTTCACCTCGTTGTCCGTGAAGCGATATTCGATGTACGCGAGCCTGCCTGGAACCAGCACCTTCGTGCTCTGCCGAACCTGCGAGAAGTTGGAAACGGACAGATCGGAGTTGATGATGAACAGGGTGTTCGTCGCCGCAGCCGAGATCGTATTGTCGCTCGCGAGTCCGCCCACGACGTACAGCGTTGGCACCGTGCTCACGTTGTACGTGCTCGGCACGAATTCAGGCGGGACGTACAAGCTGAACCCGCCGATGACCGGCTTGCCCTGAGTAATCAGCGGCTTGCGAATGCCAGCGCCGAAGTTGTGGGCCGCGCCCTGGTTGTTGTTCGTGGTATTGCCTGACGAGTAGACCAGCGCAGCACGATCCGGGTAGACGGGATCAGCGCGAATGATGAGCGATCCGCTGTGATAGTTCAGGTCTTGAGCCGCGATCAGCGCGTAATAGCCGGCCCGTTTAAGCGCATTCATGTAGCCGTTGCGCATCGTAGTGTTCGCGGTCGTGTAGGCGTCGTCACCCGCCCACTTCGCAAACGCAATGAAAGATTCGGTGAAGAGAAGAGACATGCGTTCCCCCTTATCGAGCGATGATGCCGAACGACGACGACTCGACCAGGTTGCGCGTCCACGGCGTGCCGCCCGGTGCCTGTTCGTAGATCACCTGCTTGTAGGCGAACGAGGTGTCGAGCGGAACCTGAGTTTCAACGTCGCCGCCAGCGGTGCCGATGGTCATGCCGAGTTGGCGGTTGTCCAGGTCGCCCTTGCGCGCGTACGACACGAGCGCCACCGCGAACACGGTGTTCGAGTTCGGCAGCACGACGTTAGACGTGAACTTGTCGGTCTTGCCGTCGACGTTAGCTTGCAGGTACGGTGCGTTGGACCTGGCCGGCGCAAGCTGCGCGAGGATGGAGTAATGCGTGCCCGTCGAGCCTACCGGCGTCCACTCCGTCGTCACATCGGTGGTCGGTGCGCGCGAGATGATCTGGATCGGCGACAGGCGGGCGTTGTTCTGGCCGCCGCTGTTATCCAGGACGTACATGTCGTCGATGTCGATGGTGCCGGCCGTGCTCGACGAGGTGGTCAAGCCCCAGGTGATCGTGTAGACGGTGCCCACGCCGCCAGGCAGCGCGACGGACAGTTGCAGCGTGTCGTTCGCGTACACGTTCACGACGTTGGCCGTCTTGTCGATCTCGATCTCGATGTACCAGTAGGCGTTCAGGATAATCACGTCCTGGCCCAGCGTCGATCCGACTTTCATCTTGCCGGTCGTCGTGTCCCAATCCAGGTCGATCACGCCAGCGATACGCGCGAAGCGCAGGCGCGAAGTCACGCCCTTGAACGAGAAGCCGAAGACGACCTTCGTTGCGGCCGAGGTGACGCTGCGCGAGAACGACGGCGGCGTCGACGCGCCGGCCGCGATGGTCATGCGCAGGCCGAACGATCCGCTGTCCTGGCCGTCGACGATGTTGAATGTCGTGTTGGTCGCGTTGTTCACGGTGTAGCCGGCAGCTTGCAGGTACGCAGTGAGATCGGCGGCCAGTGCGGTTTTGTCGGCGTAGTGGTCGAAGCCATCGGTGAAGAGAAGCATGAGGATTTCCTTTATGGGCGAACGGCGATGCCGAACGGAGTGTTGACAACGGAGTCTGCGGTCCAGGCGACATCGCCAGGGCCAGTCTCGAAGATTGCGAAACTATATTCCATCGTGGTCGAGAGGGTCGTGTCGACGATCTCTTTCTGGTTGCCAGGTGCGCCCACGATGAGGCCAAGCTGGCGCGCATCCAGGTCCGACTTCTGCGCCAGCGCGATCACGCCGACAGCCAGGATTGGAGCGTCAACGGTGCCTGCGCCGGCCGGAAGCGGATTGCTCGACGAGTAGATGTCTTGTTCGCCGGACGTGGCCGAACGAACGTAGCTTGCGCTTGACGGAGGCAGCAGGCCGACCAGCGACCAGTGCGGGCCGTCGACGGATGCGTCCCAATTCACGTCCACGTCTGCGGTCGGCATGCGCACCGGGATCGTGATCGGTTTCAGGCGGTTCGTCAGCGTCGCGCCGCCCGTCACATCGCTGTCCAACAGATACAGATCGTCGACGCGCGAGACTGCGCCGTTCTCCGATTCCCAGGACATCACGTAATCGGTCATGGTCGCGGCGGCGGCCGGCAGATCGACAGTCAGATCGAGCGTGTCGTTGACGTACAGGGACAGCGTGTTCGCAGCCTTGTCGATCACCAGTTCGTAGTAGTACCAGGTGTTGCGGATCGGGACCGACGCGCCGCGCGTGCCGAGGATTTCGATACCGGCCGGCCAGTCCATGTCGAACAGATTGGCGATGCTGAAAATCCGGCCGCGCGCGGTGGCCTGGTGTGCGAAGCCGATGACCACGCGGCTCTGCGTCGACGTGAACGTGCGCGTCACGACAGTCGGCGGCGCGAGCGACACGTAAATCGTGGCGACGGAGGATGTCTGCCCACCGTTGCGCGCGCCCACCAGGACCCATCCGACTTGCGCGCCGGTCGAGCGGTTCACCGCGAACAGGGGAATGCTGCCGCCGACGCCAGTGAATGCCGGCTTCGTCCAGGTCGTCGTGTCGTCCGAGATGTACAGGCGCGCGCCGTCGCCGACCACGACCCAGCGGCCGTCCGCGACCGCGATGCCGAAGAACGCGCCGTACGTGTTCAGCGCATCCGCTGCACTGGCCCAGGTGACGCCGTGGTCGACCGACCGCCGCAGGTTGCCGCCGTCGATGGCGATCAGCGTGCCGTTGAACGCGGCGATGCCGTTCACGTTGCCGGTCGAGCCGAATGCGCGCGTCGTGAAGTTGTCGCCGGTCGTCGACGTGAGAATCTGCCCGGCCAGGCCGCCGACGATCCAGGTGGTGCCGTCGTAGACCACGCTGCGGTTGCCGCGCGCGCCGGGATTCTCCGTGACGGTCGACCAGGACATACCGTCGTCATCCGAGACGAACACGCAGCCGGCGCTGCCGAGCGTGCCGACAGCCAGCCAGCGCGCGTTGCCCCATGCGACGGCCGACAGGTTTGCCGCACCGTTCGGAGCGCTGCGCACCGACCATGCCTGACCGTCCGTCGAGCGGAGGATCGTGCCGCCGTCGCCGACCGCGATCCAGGTGCCAGCGTTGCACTCGATGTCCTTCATCGCCGTGTTCACGCCGAGGACCAGCGGCGACCAGGTGATGCCGTCCGTCGTTGTCGCGGCCAGGCCGCCGTCGCCGACCGCCACGTACCGGCCTTGCGTGTTCGCGGCCACGCCGTGCAGATCGCCCTTGATGGTGTTCGTGCGGCTCGACCAGGATGATCCAGCAGCGCCGGCCGCAACCTGCAATTCGAGCGCGTACGTCCCGTTCTTCCGGCCGGCCGCCATGCCGAGGCCGGACGTGACCGCGTAGCCGGCCGCCGTGAGCGACGACAGCAGCGTTTGCCCGGACTGGCCCTGGTACTGGTCAAAGCCGTCGATGTGTTTGAGTCCCATGTTTTCCCCTTATGGTGCGGTGACGTTGAATCCGAATTCGGATGCGGTAATTTTAGCCGGCGTGTCGGTGCCGACTGCCTCGAAGCACACGTACTGCGTCTTCCAATCCGCCGCGACAATGCGCGTGTCCGCGCGATCATCAGCGTCGCCGCCGATGAATACGCCCAGCTTCGCGTCGAGGTTCGGAGACTTGCGCGCCAGGACGACGACGCCAGTTGCGACCACGGCGTTGTTGCTGACGAGCGGCTGGATCGACGTGAAGCGATCCTCTTTCCCGATGTCGGCCGATGCGACATAGTGGTCGAGCGGCAGCGGCGGATGCAGTGAAAGCGTTTGCGCGTGCGAGCTATTCGTGTCGGTGTTGAACCATTCGACGTGCGCGTCAGCGGTCGGGAACCTGGTCGTCACGGAGATCGGGCCGAGCCGCACGTCGTCGCGCATGTACCAGTCGTCGTAGGTCTTCGCCGCGTCGTCGACCGGGACCGGATCGACACCTGGTCGATAGCTGACCGGCGACACGTATCCCAGGCCAACCTCGACCGCCTGCTCCGCAAATGCAGCGCCGAGCGCGAACGTCAATTCCTGCCGGCCGTTGATGTGCAACGTGACCTGGCCCGCGCGCGTCAGCGACATCTCGAAGTAGTACCAGCGATTCTTCGTCGGCAGTGCGCCGCCCATCTGGTCGTTCACCATCGGCATGCCGTTATCGGGATTCATCCACAGCACGAGAGTCGTGCCGCCGATCTTCAATTGCGCCACGGAGCCGCGATCAGAGAATTGATGCGCGAAGCCGGTGCTGAAATTGTCGGTGGTCCAGGGCACGATGCGCGACAGCATGCCGTTCTGCATCGACACGCCGTTCGAGAAGCGCCCGGCCACCAGGGCAATCGTGCCGGTCGTGATGTAGTCTGCGCGGGCCAGCGCGGATGCCGGCGATTGCTCGCCAGCGAATTCCTCGAACCCGGTAATGTGAATCATAGTTGTCCTCAGTTTCGGTTGAGTAGCATGCGGATCGTCGCGGCGTAATTCTCGAAGCCGGCAGGCGGATTATCGGGCACGCGGATCGCGAACAAATCGCCGGCAGCATACACGACGTTCGTGGTCACATCGACCGTCCCTACCGCGCTCAACGGCGTGAACGTGACGTAGCCGACGATGGTGTCGTTGCGGCGAATCTCGAAGCGCACGATCCCGAGCGGCGGGACCACGCAGCGGGCCTTCGATTCCGGCGCGCCGGCCGGCAGCGTCATCGCCTCGGGCACGGCCAGCAGCGCCAGGTATTCCTCGGGTTCCGGCTCGAACGACACCGACACGGCCACGTCGTAGCGCGAGCCGAGCGGCACCGGATCGGTCCCGCTGTTCTGCGATTCGTCGACCCACTCGTCGCCGTTAAACCAAATCCAGCTTTCCGGGTTTTTCAGGCGCGCACGCACGCCCTCGGTCGGCGTCGCGAACACCCAGCCTGCCGGCGACAGCACGGCCAGGTCGCCGTCGTGCGTGGCCCAATCGCCGTACGCGCCATCCGCGACGATGTACATGTCGCCCACGGTCAGGCCGGTAAGCGGCGGCGCGCCTTCGCTCATGGAGATGATTACCGGATTCAGCAGCATGTCGATCAGCACGAAGTTCGCCGATACCGGATCGCCCCACCAATCCTCGCCGCGCAGCCAGCCGTACGAGAGTTTCAGTCGCGATGATTCTTTACGTGGCATTTCAATTCCCCTGGTTGTCTTTGTTGTAGGCGTCCCAATGACGATCCCAATTCGTATCCCAATGCCCGGCCAGTTGCGGGTTCGGGTCTTCCGGGTCCGGCTCCGGTTGCGGGTCGACCGGCGTGGGCCAGTCAGGCGGCAATTCAGGCGGTGGCGGTGGACCGCTGCCATCATCTCCGCTGCCACCAGGATCGAGCGGATCGCCGCCACCCGTATTATCGCCGCCACCGCCACCAGGTGCGGGCGGGTTCGGGTCCGGCTGCGTGTCGCCGTTACCGCCGCCAGTGTTCGGCGGAAGCTGGCCGCCGCCTGGTGTTTGACCGGCCGGGCACGAATACGACGGCAGCAGCAACGGGATCGTGTAGTTCTGCCACGAGACGAATTCGCCGCGAATGGTTTCCAGCACGAGGCCCACCGTCACGCGACCGCACGCGCCCAGCAGCGTTCCGGCGCGGTAGCCATCCGACGACGCCATCGCCGCCGTGTAGTCGTAGCTGTTGCCTTCCACGATGTCGTTGCGGATCGTCGCGGTGTAGGACTGCTTCGCCGCGCTGTCGTACAGCCGCAGCTTGATCGAGAGGCGGTACTTCTGGCCGTCCTCGGGCACGCGATCCGGCGCATGGTGATCGACGGCCAACGCGCCCTGCGTGTCGCGGTTGCGGTGATTCCAGGTGATGTGCGCGGTGACGCCGGACGACATCTGTGCGCCCAAGTACCACGGCTGGCCGTTCACCAGGACTTCGCCAGGCGGATACGGGCGCTCGACGCGGCGCGCGGTGTCCAGGCGGTCGGTCGGGATCAGCGCCAGGTCCAGCGGCGGGCCGTACACGCCCGGCACCATCTTCACCTGCATGGCCGCGCCCAGCACGCCGTTCAACGAACTGGTCAGCGGATACGTGGTCGGATCGTTGCCGGCCGCCGCCTCGAAGAACCACACCCGCGCGCCCGCGTAATGCTTCGTCGGCACGGTGTCGAACACGCCGCGCGCGATGGTGAACGTGTCGGCCGTGCGGCTCTCGATGCGCACGATCTCCGCGTCGACGAGCGCCACCTGGCCCGGCTGCACGTTGTCCAGGGCCACGCCGTCGTAGAAGGACGAGCCGGCGATGGTGATGGTCGTGCCCAGGTAATCCAGCGCCGCGCCGAGCGTGACCCACGGCGTGAAGGCCGGGTCGATCTTGCGCGTGTATTCCAGCATCTCGCCGGTCCCGAGCGGATAGTCGTAGCGCGTCCAGATCGAGTGCGAGTCGGTGAGGCGGTCGGTCGGCCGCGCCACCACCGTGACCAGCTTCGTCGCGCTCGACGACTCGCCGCGTCGTTTCAGCAGCGCGTACGGTGCCTCGAACAGATTGCGGTTCAGCGTCGCCGGCAAACTGGTCTGCTGGCCCGCGCTCTCGTGCAGGTTTGCCACGTACATCGCGTTGGAGGCCGGAATCGCGTTGTAGGCGTCGTCGAGCGGCTGCGCTGCTACCTGCGCCACCTGCGCGCCATAAACGCCGCTGGCGGGCGGATACGGGCCTCCGCTGGCCTCGATGTCGTCGACCTGGCCGACCACCTGCGCCGCCTGCGCGACTTTGATGAAGACGCCCAGCGTGTTCACCTTGAACGGGATCGTGTAGCCCTGCCACGAATCGAAGCCGTCGCGCGTCGAGAAGATCGTCATCGTGCCGCCGACCGTCGTGCCGAGTTCCAGCGCCACCGGCACATTCAGGTCCGACATCGCCTGGCCCCAGGTGTACGTCCACGACGGCGGGATCACCTGGCCGTACATGTCGTGCGTGTCGGCCATGATGCCGACTTCCGTGCGCACCAGTTCGCCGGCCTGGTTGTAGATGCGAACCGTGTACGTCGTGCCAGGCTCGGGGCCGATGTTCGGGTCGTCGTGGTCGACAAGCTGGTCGGCCTGAATGATGCGGTCGCGGTGCGCCCAGGTCAGCGGCAACAGCGGGTTGTCGGCGGTGATGGTGTGCTCAACCCACCAGCGATCCCCGCGCACGCGCATCTGGCCGGGCGGATACGGGCGGTACTGCCGCCAGTTGTAGGTCACGGCGTCGACCTCGGACTTTTCCACGGCCAGCTTGCCGCCGCCAATCGTGAACGGCGCGTACTTGATGCCGGTTGTCTCGCCCGCGCTGTATTCCTTCGTGTCGCCGCCGATGCCTTGGATCGGATCGAGGAACCAGATGAACGAGTATTGCGCGTGGCGGGCCGGCACGGTGTCGGCGCAGCCGCGCTTGACCGCGATCTGGCCTGGCGCGATAGCCGTCACCTGCATGAATTCGTCGTCGCACAGCGCCGGCATCCCGACCTTCAACGAGTCGATGCGCGGGAAGTTCGCGCGGCCCAGCTTAATCGTGCGGTCCAGGTAATCAATCGGTTCGGCGAGTTCGGACAGCGGCGCGAACTGCGCGGTTCGGCGGTCCTGTTTGTAGTCGCTATTTGCCATCGTTAGCAGGGATATGAGGGAACGCGGATCGGCACCACGTAGGATTGCAGGGACCGCAGCGCGCCGACTTTGGCTTCGATGCGGCAGTAGATGACGACCGTGCCGCACACGCCCAGCGCGTTGCCGGCAGCGAGGCCGTCAGCTTGCGCGAGCGAGTACGGGTACATGTAGCCGGTCGCGGCCACTTCGACGACACGCAGGACGTTCTGCACGACAGGATCGCCGGCTTGCGCGGCCGGCGTCTCGTAGTAGAACGTGAGCGCGACCACCTGGCCGTCTTCCGGCACCTGGTCCGGGTCCGCGTGCGCGACAACGCCGCCCGCCGTCGTCAGGCGATTCCGGCGCGCCCACGAGAAGGCGACGGCGCTGCCAGCGATGGCCTGCGCTTCCTCGAACCACGGCCGGCCGTTGATGACGATGCGGCCAGGTGCGTACGGCAGCTTCGCGCGGCCGGCCAGCGTGATCGGCAGGGCCGGCAACGTGTTCAGCGCGTACGGCGTGCTGTAGCTGACCGGGCGCAGCTTGTACGTCGGCGTTGCGCCATCGACGCGCGCAGCGGCATCGAACGACGCGGACACCTCGAAGAACCACAGCAGCGATCCGGCGATGTGCACGGCCGGCACGGTGTCCAGGCATCCGCGCTTGACGGTGATCTGCGATCCCGAGATGGCGGCCACCTGGACGATCTCGTTGTCGATCAGCGCGAGTTGGCCCACCTGCACGCCGGCCAGCGACACGCCGTCGTACAGCGAAGAGGACCGCACGTTCACGATGGTTTCCAGTTCCGGCAGGCGGAAGTCGGATGCGACCCACGGCGTGAAGAAGACCTGGCCCGCGCCGGCCGCCGCGTCGTCGACGAACAGTTCGTACTTGTCGGCCATGCGGTCGACCGGGCGCGCGGCGACGGCGAGCACATGGTCAGTCGTCGGATCGGCCACGCTGTAGCGCACGTTCACCGCGTACGGCGTCTCGATCACGGCCTGCGAGAACGACATCACGTTCGCCGGCAGCGGCGTATCGGACGGGTGGACCTCGACGGACATGCTGTAGGTCTGCCACGCCTCGAAGCCGTCGCGGCTCGATGTCAGCGTGCAGATCGGCGTCAGCACTTCGGTCGGCATGCCCATGTCGTAGAGCGCCTGCGCGCGGCGGTACGTGAACTCGTCGCCGATGATGCCTTCCTCGATCCGCGCGACCGCGTGCGTGATCGGGTGATACATGCGGAAGGTGTACGTCACGCCCGGCTCCGGGCCGATGCTTGCATCGTCGTGCCCGACAAGCTGGTCGGCCTGCAACACGCGGTCGCGGTGGAACCAGGTGATGTGCATGCCGTCGTTGCTGTCGTCGAGCACGGCCGGCACGTTGAAGCGCTGGCTGTCGACCATGACGTGCGCGGGCGGATACGGCCGGAACACGCGCCAGTTGAACGTCACGTCGTCGGGCGGGATGCGCGCGGGCAGCATGCCACCGCCGCCGATGGTGAACGGTGACGGCTTCACGGCCACCACCTCGCCGGCAGAGCGCTCAACGCGGTCGCTCCCGGTCGTCGACGCATCGAACAGCCACACTACGCTGTCGACCGGCTGCGCGGCCGGCACGGTATCGGCGCAGCCGCGACGCACGGTGATCGTGCTGCCGACAATCGCGTCGACGCGCATGATCTCGTCGTTGACCATCGCGGCCATGCCAACGTGGATCGCGTCGGGCCGCGACAGCCGCGAGCGCGTGAATGTGAAGGCGGTGTCGAACGGGCCGAGCGCGACATCGAGCGCGACGGACGATGCGAATGCCCCGTTACCCTTCTTCTTGTAATCTTCGTTTGCCATGTTGTCGGTGTATCAGGTAGGTGGGAATTCGTCGGGCGTCGGCGCGCCATCTTTCACGTACAGGTTGTAAGCCAGGGACAGTTCGCTAGGCTTCTCGACCACCGTGCCGATGAACCCCGCGTCGTTCTCGACGTACGCGAAATCGGCGGGCGACATCGAGCCGGCCAGGATGAAGTACGGCACCTCGAACGCGCGGTGATTCAGCAGGATCGGCGCGTTGTCAGGCTTCACCGGGTTCGGCGGCTGGTTGCCGATGAACGACGCGGACGGCAGGCCGAACACGTCCTGCACGGCGGTGATCGTGATGGTCCCATCTGTCAGCGTGCCGTCCTCGATCTTGCCGGCGCGGAGAACCAGGTCGCCGATCCCGCGCACCGGGTCCTGGATGCGGAATACGCCGGCCGGTGGAATGCGCCACGCGCGCCGGTCGAACGTGATGGTGAACTGGCGCAGCGACATTGCGTTGAGGCGCAGTTCGCGCTGTGCGACGCGGCGGGCGAGTTTGGCAGTCGGCAATCCGCTGTACGCCTTCTTCACCGAATTGAACACGCCGCGCGTGGCCTGCAACGACGCGAGGTTCTGCGCGTTCACGGTTCGTTCCTCGTTGCTGATCGGGTCGTTGTACGAGACGACCACCTCGTTGACGGCCGGCCCGAGACTCGACGCCGCGTTCTCGCGGATTTCCCGGATGCCGGTGTCGGTCGTGTACACCGGGAGCGTCGCCACGTCGTAGTCCTTGCGGATCAGCTTGATCGTCAGAAGAGACGTTTCGCGGTCGGAATAGATCGCGGCTCCGATGTGGTCGATGACCGACTGCACGAACGAGTCGAGACTATCGCGCCGCGACCATTTCAGGCAGAGTCCGAATCCCTCGGCGGCCAGGGTATCGGCGGCCACGGTGAACGACGCCACGTTGATCGCGGTTGCAGGCAGGCCACGGCCCCACTCGCGATTCGTCAGGCATTCGTACACGATGTGCGCCGGGTTCATCGCGTGGATCGGCGGATACGTCACGGTGGTCGTCACGCTGTCCGTCACCTCTTGCCACTTCCACCTGTTGCCAGGGATCGGCTCGATGTGCTGCGTCTTCGTCGTGGTCGTCACCGGATCGCCGTCCAACTGAATCAGCGCCTTCTCGGGATACCAGCACTCGTCGTTCATCCAGCCTTTCGTCGAGCGGCGCACGCGGAACTTCCAGGCTTTCGGATACGGCGAATTCGATGCGATCTGGCCGTTGTAGAAGGCCGTCACCATGCGCCGGAATCCAGGCAGCGCGTGCCCGAGCATTGCGACCAGCGAGGCCACGGCGGTTTGCGTCGACTCGCCCATCATCAACTCGAACTTGCCCTTGATGCCGCCTTCCTGGTTGTCGCCGCCGAACAGGTCAGGCTTGTCGATGTCGAACGAACCGGATTCCGTTTGCTCGCCTTCCCATGCCAGTTTGTCGCCCACCTTGATCGCGACAATCGAATTGACCGGGCCACGGCCCAGGCCCATGTGGATACCGAAGCTGTACTTCCACCCGGTAATCGGATCAGAGTTCTTACCCATTGCTCACCTCTTCTTGTTGCCGGGCCGCTTCCTCTTCGCGCGCGGTCTTGCACACGATCAGCGCGAAGTGATCGCCTGTCGCCGCGAGCGCATCGCAGTCGATGCCGTTTTGGAGGAAGTCGGTGAAATTGATGTTGTGGCGAGCGCACCATGCACGCGCACCTCGCATGCACAGATTGCTCGCGCGGATATGCCGCACGTAAGCGCGCGTCATTTTTTGCTGCCGGCGTTGTGGATTTCGTCGACCTTGTAATTGCCGACAGCGAGGACCATCCAGTCCTCCGTCCAGCAGTCGCCGAAGAATACCGCCTGCGGAGTTCCTTCGTCGGCCTGCGGGAAGTCGATGTCCTCGAAGGCCGTGGGCTGCGCGCCCTGCTGTTTCGGCATGGTCGCCATGCTAATCAAATAGCTGGCGACCATCATGGCAATTGCCCAATAGATGTTCAACACGTTCGCGGTCCTTTAGAAAACAGGATCACCATCGAACGGAGATTTGCCGGGGATGTCCGGCACCCCGCCGTAGTTATCCAGGTTGTCGAATTTGTCCACGCATTCCTGCGTTGTGCGAGCACACCCCGGATAAGCGTTGACAGCCAGGCCGTAGTATAGGCCATCGGCCAGGCCGAACATTTCGCATGTCGATCCTGTCTGCTTCTCGATGGACCTGAATTCGAGGCCGCGCGACGGGTGCGTCCACTCGATGAAGCCGCCGTCGAACGTGCCGTCGTCGACGCCATCAAGACCGTTGAACGACACCAGGTTGTCCACGATGTCGACGACCACGAGCGGCTTTACGTGCGCCGCTTTATCGACCTTGCACGTCAGTTCGTCGTACACCGCGTACGGGCAATTGCGCTGCCAGCCGAGGCGCAGGCCGTCGCGCTGCATCGACGCGCTGATCGTGTCGCATGTGATGACGGCGGTGCCCGGCTGCGGCTGGTTCACCTGGTACACCTCGCCCACGTATCCGAGCACCGCGTTCGTGTCACCCTCATGGTAGTGGTAGATGCTGACCATGATCGCCTGCGACGGCGGCGTGCCGAGGAACATCTGTGCGGGCGCGATAGTTGACGGCGCGGTGATTTCCAGGCTGTCGGCCGTGGCCTCGCCGCTCAATTTCACGCCGTTGTCGGAGATCGGCGTCGCGGTCCACTTGTAGCCTTGCAGCGTCACGTCGGCGTCGCTGGACGTGTAGCGCCAGGTTGCAGCGCCGAGCGTGAACGCGTACAGGAAAATCGGGCGGCCGAGATCGTTGCTCGATTCGATGGTGGTGAAGGTCATGCTGGTACGGTCCTCTGGTTCGTGGCCTGGCGCAGTGTCAGAGCAACGTCGATCACTGCCTGGCCGTTAGTCGGATGGTGAATCTCGAATTGGTCCTGCGCGAAGCGAGTTTCGCACACGAACGAGATGCGCTTCAATTCGGCCAGTTTGATCGCCGGCAGCGCCGCGTCCAGGACGAGCGTTTCGCTTTCCAGCGTGAGGCCGTGCCGGTTCTCGCGCGCGTCGATGATCGTGCGATACAGCGTCGTCGATCCGTTGCGGAACTGGAAGGCCAACTGCCGGCGATTCGGTTGCGGGCGCAGCATCGAGCGCGCGAAGCCCTGCGATGCGATGTCCAGTTCAATCGTGTTGTCGGCGATGTCGTCCAGCGGCTCGATGTCCTGCACGAACGTCGGCGCGTAGAAGTGCTGCGCCTGGCCGCGCGCCATTTGAAGGAACTGCCGCAGCGCGTACGCATCGGAACGACCGTACAGGCGCACGTTCGCCTGCACCACTGCCGTCGTGTAGCGGCCATGATCGGTGACGGCGACCGCGCCGCTGCTGTTGTCGAGCACGTAGTTCTTCCGCGAGAATTCCACGTCCAGCACGTTCGCGCGGTCGACGCGCCAGGCGAAGTACGGCTGGCCGTTGTTCTGCGGCCCCCACGATGCCGGAACCTGGTACGGCTCAACCAGGTCGAACAGGACTTGCGCGGTGCTCACGGTGTCGGTGACGTGGGAAATCTTCGGGTTCTGCGTGACGATGCGTGCCTCGCGCATGGGATAGATGCGCGTGCCGGGCGGCCAGGTGCGCGGCGGCGGCGAGGCCCACGAGAAGCGCGTGTCCTGCACGTCGCCGACTTCCAGCAGATCGTATTGGTCCGGGTCGCCGTTGTTCACGAACACGATGTCGCCAGTGCGGAACTCGCGGAAGTGAATCTGCGACAGCGTGACGCCGCTCGCTTCCATGTCGATGCCGTCCAACATCTTGACCTGTTCGTGCCACAGCGGGACCAGGAACGTCGCCGGCCCGACGCCGCTGAAAAACGCGTCCATGCGCTGCGCCTGCGCGTTCTGCCGCAGGAAC